AACCCCGAAGGCGACAAGATGGACTACCTGATGTCCTCTGTCCGCCTGTCCCCGAACGGCGACTTCGCCCTGAAGTCGGACGAGTGGCAGCAACTCCCGCTGAACGTCGAGATCCTGAAGGCTCCGGGCAAGGAGCGGATCTACATCGACGGCCGCCCCTTCACCGCGTCGTAACGAGGAAGGGCTGACCAATGGGACCGTTTAATCTGGTCATCCCGACCGAAAAGGTTGAGGTCGCGGGCGGTGAACCGATCACCGTCCGCGGCCTCTCGCCGAACGACGGGCTGCAGCTTTACTATCGCCACTCCGGGCAACTGTCGGCGCTTTTCGATCAGTTCGCCGGCAAGGTGAAGTCCAAAGAACCCGTCGCCGAGTCCGACGTGATCCAGGCCGGCGTGACGATGGTGAGCGGTGCGCCGCTGATCATGGCCGAGATCATCGCCCTGGCCATCGGCGCCAAGACCGACGACATCGAAGGGTTCGCCGAGATCGTGTCGAAGCTGATCGACTCGCCTGCAGGGTTCCAGATGGACGCCCTGCAGAAGATCGGGAAGCTGACCTTCTCCTCGGACATGCCGCCGGGAAAGTTCTTCGGCCTCGTGCTGGCGATGGCGCAAAGCGCGACGGCCGCTCTGAACCAGAAAGCCTGAAAGCCTGGCTGTGGGACATCCGCCGCCAGGTGAACCTGCTTCTCTCCAGCGGTCACCCCAACGCCGACAACTACCCCATCGGCCGGGTCTTCGACGAGACCCGGCTGCTGGTGGACCGGCGCAACGGTGAGATGGCGACCCTCGGCGTGCTGATCCAGGCCGCCACGATGACGACCGGCATGGGGGCCAACCGGAAGTCAATCGATCACTTCAAGAAGATCATCAAGGGACTGAGCGGAGATACCTAGAATGGCCACCAACCGCCGCGACGTCAGCCTCGTAATCCGCGCCAAGGACGAAGCGGCGAAGGCGTTCGAGTCGGCGGCTCAGGCCCTTCAGAACCTGCTGAGCGTCAACAACGCCGTGGGCGCGTCGGCCACCAAGACGGGCGATCGGCTTGGTGAACTCGCCGCCCTCGCGCTGACTCTAGACAAGGCCTACGCGAAAATCAGCGGTTCCGCTGACAATGCCGCAGCGGCGTTCGCACGTCAGCAGGCGTCGATCAATGAATCGAAGTCGCAACTCGCCGCCCTGGAAGGGCAGGCCAGCGCGGCGGCCGCCGCCATCGCCCGGCTGAAATCCGCCGACGCCATCGTGGATGCCGGCCGAGACCAAAGTGGGCGGATCGCCCAGCTTCAGTTCCTGACCGAGCAGTACGAGCGCCTGCAGGGGCAGCAGAACAAGCTGCGGACCAGCATCGTCGCCCAAGAAGCGGCTCTGGACGGCCAGCGCAACAGCCTGCAGCAGATCGGTTCGACGGCGCTGGCCGCTGAGGCGGCGCAGGAGCGCCTGCGTGTCCAGATCGAAAAGGAGACCCGCGCCCTCCAGATCCAGACCGCGGCGGCCGAAAAGAACGCCCGCGTTCTGGCGACGATCGAGCGAGCGACGGGGGTCACCCGTGATCGTACGGACCTGGACGGGCTGAACCAGCAGATCCAGGCCGAACAGGCGCTGATCGACAAACTGAAGGCCGAACAGGCGGCGCAGCTCGAACTGCTGCAAATCGAGGAGGCCCGCAAACGCGCGGCCACCTTGCTGCCCGGCTCCGCGAACAGCGGAAAGTCGGCTCGCGATTCCGCGGCTGTGTTCATGGAGGAGGATCGCCGCGCCGCCCAGGCGCTGGAAGGTCAACTCAAGGAGACCGCGGCGGCCGAGCGCCAGATGGCCGACGCCACCGATCGCCTGCGGTCGTCCATCAATCCGATGGCCGCCATCCAGGACCGGTTGAATCAGGAACTCATCGAGGCGGAACGACTGTTCAAGGCCGGGCGCATCTCGGCGCGCGAGTACGACGCCGCCGTCAGCCTTCTGAAAAACAACGCCAAGCAGGCCGGTGAGGCGATCAACAACGGCAAGCCGGCGCTGTTCGGCCTCACGCCGTATGCCGTCACGAACCTGGGCTATCAGATCAACGACGTCGTGACGCAACTCGCGTCGGGCACGTCGTTGGCCCAGACACTGGCGCAGCAAGGCGGCCAGATCATCCAGATCTTCCCGCGTGCCGGCGCGGCCATCATCGCGGCCTTCTCGAACCCCGTGATTCTGGCCACCGTCGCGGCGGTCGGCGCCCTGGTGCTGGGCATCAGGGAGGCTGCGGACCAGGCCGCCCGGCTGCGCGAGTTCGAGGGCGCGCTGACGGCGAGTGGGACGGCCGCCGCCTACCAGGCTACCGAGTTGGCCGAGGTCGCCGAGGCGCTGGATCGCTATGGCCTGTCGGCCAAGGAGGCGATCAGCGTCGTCCGCACCTTCGTCAAGGAGGGCATCAACCCGGACCTGTTGATCGAGTTCGGCCAGGCGGCCCGCGACATGGCCGACGCGCTGGGCGTGGATGTTCCTGACGCGGCCAAGCAACTGGCCGCCGCGTTCACGGGCGGCTACGACGCAATCAAGCGGCTCCAGGACGTCACTGGCGCCTATACCGAAGATGAACTGGTGCTGATCCGCACCCTGTTCGAGGAAGGTCGCGCCCACGAAGCCCGCGCGCGGGCCTTCGACATCTACTCGCGTCGCATGGACGAGGGCGCCGCCAAAGCGCGCGGTCCCTGGACTGAGGCGATGCGGTCCGTCGACACGGTGTGGCAGTCGTTCCTCGACAACCTGGCCCACCTCGCCCCGATCCGCGGCGCTATCCACGCCCTGAATCAGTTGGCCGCGGCGGTCAGCGGGGTCGGAGACGCTGCGAGCAACGGCGCCCGCATCGACGAGATCAACCGCGAGGTCGCGCGCCTTCAGCAGGGGATCGATCGGCTTAACGCACCCACTGCGAACACCACAGACTGGTTCCGGGACAACCAGATCAAGGGCGCCACTGCAGAGATTCAGCGCCTGGTCGCCGAGCGCGAGAAGCTGGTCGAGCAGAACAAGCGGCTGGCCGCGACCGATCCGCTGGGCGACGGCGGCGCGGCGGCCATCCGCCGGAACGAACGCCTGGCCGAGATCGCCCTGGAGGAGCGCCGGGCGAACCTGGAGAAGCTGACCGGCGAGCAGCGGGTTGCTGAGGCCGGCCAACTCGCGTTCGAGAAGGAGATGCTGGAGTCCGGCGACCAGGTGCTCGCTCAGGCGGAACGCAACCTGGCGGTGGCACGCGAGCGGGAGAAGGTCGAACGCGACACGGTCCGCCAGATCCGTGAGCAACGCCAGGAGCAGGAGCGCCAACGCCGCGAGTGGTCGGCCGACATCGCCGACAACGGGCGTGAGAGTCTGGTGTCGACGGCTCAGCGCTTCTCGGGGATGAACGAGACGTCGAACCGCGGCGACCTGATGTCGTTCTTCCGACAGAACGGCATCGACGTCGATCCGAAGATGACCGCCTGGTGTGCGGCCTTCGTCAACGCGGTGCTGGGCACGAACGGTCTGCCGGGCACCGGGTCGCTGATGGCGCGCTCGTTCCTGAACTACGGGCAGGATGCGACGAACAACCCGCAGAATGGCGACATCGTCGTCCTTCGTCGCGGGGACAACGCCGCCCAGGGGCATGTCGGCTTCTTCCAAGGCTACGATGAACGGGGGAATGTCCGCGTGCTGGGCGGCAACCAGCGCGATGGCGTCAACACCCAGTCGTTCGGCCGGGATGACGTGCTGGGCATTCGGCGCGCGCCCTCGACCGGCCAGGTGGCCACCCAGCAGGCCCGCGATCTGGACCAGCTTCTTCAGCGCCAGCAGCAGTTCAACGAGGCGCTGGATCGGCAGATCGAGACGCGGCAGCAGGACACCAACCAGCTTCGAGATCAACTGGGCCTGACCGGCGAGGCGTTGATCGCCAAGCAGCGCGAGCAGGCGATCGACGACGCCATCCTGAAGGCGAGGCAGGACGCTGGTAAGGCCGGCGTCGATACCGAATCGGCAGGATTCAAGCAGCGGCTCGAACTGATCCGGCAGACCGAGGGGGCCTACTTCGATCTGTCGAAGGCCCGCGACATCGCGAACGCGCGTCGCGACGGCGCCGAAACGTCGGTCGACGAACTTTCCGCCCAGCGGGACGCCTTGATGGAGCGCATCCGCTTTTACGAGGAGCAGGGCAACTCGGCCGGGGCCGACCAGGTGCGAGCGCAGCTCGACACGGTCAACACCGCTCTGGATGAGGCGATCACCAAGGCGCTGGCCTTCTGGGAGGCCATGGCGGGATCGCCTGAGCAGATGGCCGCCTTGGGCCTGACCGCGCAGCAGATCGACACGATCAAGCTGAAGCTGGAGGCGTCGCGTCCAGCGGCCGAGAACCTGGGCCGTCAGTTCCTGATGACCGGGCAGCAGATCAACCAGAGCTTCGCCCAAAGCGCAGTCTCCGCATTCGACCGTCTCGCCCAGGCCGTGGCTCAGGGGCAGAACGTGCTGTCGTCGCTGCGGGACGCCTTCTTGCAGTTCGCCGCAGACTTCCTGCGCCAGATCGCCCAGATGATCATCCAGCAGGCCATCTTCAACGCGATCGGCGGTTCCACGGCCGGCGGAAGCGGTGGCTTCGGGGGATTCATCTCTGGGCTGTTCGGTGGCATGTTCCACGAAGGCGGTGTGGTCGGAGAGGGCGGGACGCCCCGCCTCGTCGATCCGTCGTGGTTCAACAGCGCTCTGCGCTATCACACGGGCGGCGTCGTCGGTCTGCGGCCGAACGAAATGCCGGCGGTGCTGGAGCGCGGTGAAGAAGTCCTGACGGCCGACGACCCGCGCCACGTCAACAACGGTGGCGCGGGCGGAGGGGCGACGAACATCCGCAACGTGGTGGTGTTCGACCCGGCAGAGGCGCTGAAGGCGGCGCTGGGCACCAAGGTCGGCGAGAAAGCGTTCTTCACCTTCGTTCGTGAGAACAAGGGCGCCTTCCAGGCGGCAGTGGGCTGACGCTCACTGCCGCCGCAGGTTCGCCACGGCCTCGGGCGCCCAGCGCTTCGCCCGGCCGCCGTTCACGCTGACGACGATTTGTCCGTCCCCGTCGATGCGGATGATATCGACGGGGATCTTGCTGAACCGGTTCGCACCGACGCGCTGGCGCTGGTAGAGACGGTCGCCGGCCTTGGGGGAAGGGTTGGTCATGATCAGGCCAGGGATAGTTCGCACTTGGCGAAGGTCCGGGCGACGCCGTAGTCCATGCGGACCTGGACGCTGCCGTCATCGTCGATGAACCGAACGACGCCCTGTTTCGAGGTGTTCTCGTCAGCCTCGTATTCGGGCGTCAGAACTCGGTCGCCCACTCGTAGGGGCGCCGGATCATGGGCTACGATGTCCTCGGCCCGGATATCTTGGGGAATACCCCAGGAGCCGCCGCCGAGATCAATCGCCACACCGCGCACCAGCACCGTGTCGCCCGGCTTCACGTCATCCGCGCGCACGGGGCGCAGGTCGCGGGCGATGTCGGCGATGGTGCGGACGGGACGTACCGCCTGGAAGCCCCAGTGCGGGGTCGAGGCGTAGGCGAAGTCCGTGCCGGCGTAGGTCGTGATGGGGGCTTCCGGGCGGTGCACCAATCGGAGAAGGGGCGTGACCAGCTCTGCGCTCGGGTGCGCGCTACGCGGAAGACCCAGGCTGTCGGTGAAGGCCGGCGATGGTGCGGAGCGATTGTCCAGAACATAATGTTCACCCATGCGGATCGCGCCGTTCAGCCCATCCCTGACCCCTTCAAGCACGTCGCCGGGCTGGAAGGTCACCGGGTCTCCGGAGCGTGCGATCAGGGCGTGGTGCGAGGCGGGAGCCCATGTCTTAGTGCCGTCGCGCCCAACGTAGAAAATCGAGCCACGGGCGGCATGGCGCACGAAACGCTCAATCGTGGTGACAACATCACCGATGTCGCGGACGCCGCTGATCGGAAGGCGAACCCGCCTCACCACATCCCCGACGCGCGACGCTTCGCCGCTCGCATACATAATGCTCATCGCAACCTCGTCTCTCTGACAGGCGGTGGAAGAAGGGGCGGAGCCTAAGCCCCGCCCGCGGTCGGTCAGGCTTCGTCTTCGACGACGCCGCCCAGCTTCACGATGTCCGCCTTGATCGAGTCGACCTCAGCCTGGGCCGCGGCGGCGCAGGTCTTCTGGTGCTCCAGTTCAGCGCGTGCGTCGGTCAGTTGCTGCTCCAGATCCGCGATCTCATACTGGCTGTCTTTGATGTCGCCCTCGTAACGCCCCACCGAGCCCTGGCGGTCGGTCAGCAGTTTACGGAGCACGGCAACGGCCGGCGTATCGGGTTGCGGCTGCGGTTCGGGGGTCGGCGCCGGGCGTTCGGGTTCGACGAACATCGGGATAACGGGTGATGCGAAGCGCGCCGACGACCAGGGTTCGCCGAAGTCGAAGGTCGGGAGGTAGTGAATGCGCGGACGTGCGAACATTTTCCCGTACACGCCGTTGTTCAGGATAGTGTCGCCCAGCTTCTGCTCGAAGGTCTTGCCCGACTGACGGGCAGACGTCGCTGCCGACTCCGTGCCGCCGCCGAACTTCAGTTCGATCATCACATCTTTGCTCATAGTCCCAGTCCTTGGTCTCGCCACACAGTGTGACGTTGTTTCAACTGAATGTTGATCTAAGGGCGGTCGCTTTCGCTGTCAACCAAATAGTGATACGACAACCGGCATGGTCTTCAGCATCACCGCACCCCCTGAAGGTTCCCCGTGGTAGACGTCGATGCACGGCTGTGGCCGTTCGCACCCAACTGGCGCCGACCGGTCGATGTCGATCTGGAATATCGCACCGACATCATCGAGTCGCGCAGCGGTCAGGAGCAGCGCCGCGCCCTGCGCAAGACGCCGCGCCGGCATATCGCTTACGGCGTGATCCTCGATCAGCCTGAGATGCGTGTCTTCCACCAGTTGCTGACCAAGTCACAAAGCCAGTCGTGGCTGCTTGCGGACCCCGTGCGCAAAGTGGTCTGCCCGAACGGGGCGTCGGCAGGGTCGAACCAGATCCAGGTAGATGCCATTCCCGCCTGGCTGAAGGTCGACCAGGGCGTCGTAATCGGCGTCGAGACGCTGGCGGTGGTCCTCGCGATCAACCCCGTCTCTATGATCGTGACGCTGGACGCGGCGCTGGACGATGCTGTGACGCCCGGCGCGCCGATGCGCCCGGCGCTGCCCGGTCGACTGCTCGGCAATATCACGGCTCGAAATCCATCCAGCGGGGTGTCCGAGCTAAACCTGAGCTTCACCGCAGATCCGGGCAGCGAAACCGAGGACGCGGCCAGTCCGACAGTCTATATCCACGACGGCCGCGAAGTGCTGGCGTCTCGACCAAACTGGGGCGAGCCGGTGAGCGACGAGTTCATCTGGCCCGTCGAGCAAATCGACTATGGTTTCGGGCGCGTCGCCACCTTCAATCCGCTGGAGTTTGGCGCCGCCATTCGGCGTGCCGCGTTCGTGGCGCAGGACGCTGAGGCGGCCGCGGGGCTCCAGCAGTTCTTCGCACGGCGTCGAGGTCAGGCCGGCGAGTTCCTGATGCCGACGTGGCTGAACGATCTGCCGCCGAAGTTCGACCTGGTGGCCGGCGAGAGCACCATCCGGATCGAGGGGAGGGGGGTGTTCGAGGCCTATGCTGACGACCTCGTCTACCGGTCGGTGGCGCTGTTGCTGCGCGACGGCCGCCGGATCTTCCGAACCGTCTCCAGCATCCAGAACGTGGATGACGACTCGGAGATCAGCTTCACCCAGCCGTGGTTGAGCGACATCCCGGTCGCGGACATCGCGATGGTGTCCTGGTTGCCGGTCGTCCGTTTCGCCTCCGACCAGCTCACCTTGGAATGGCTGACCAGTGAGGTCGCCCAGACGTCGTTGGCGATGCGAACGCTTAAACATCTGCCGGCCGAGGCGCCAATCCCGGCCTACGACGGCGCGGCCCAGTTCATCCTGGAGGTCTGGGGGCAGGGGTCCACCGACATCCTGGATCGACTGAACATCCTGATCAATGTGGACTACCCGGAGATCACCGCATGAGCTTCGAGGCCTTCGAGACGAGTCGGAGCCGCGGCGCACCGGATACGCTCTACAAGTTCACTTTTCAGAGCAAGATCTTCGCCTATACGGACGCGGAACAGCCGATCACATTCGGCGGTGTCGACTACCTGCCGGTTCCTATCAGGCGCGGAAGCCTCAGCAGCTCGGGTACGCTGGACAAGTCGACACTGACGCTCAACATGCCGCACAACACCGACGTTGTGGAGCTGTTCCGGGTCCACCCGCCTTCTGACATCGTCAACCTCACCATCTTCCAGGGGCACCACGAAGATCCGGAGAACCAGTTCCTGGCCGTGTGGACGGGGAGGGTGCTCAGTTGCCCGCGCGAAAAGACCGAGGCGTCGGTAGTGTGCGAGCCCGTGTCGACTTCAATGCGACGCCCAGGGCTGCGGCGTCGGTATCAGTACGGCTGCCCGCACGCGCTGTACGGCCCGCAATGTGGGGTCGATAGAACCGCCTTCACCGTCACCGCCCTGGTGACCTCGGCATCCGGCGCCACCATCGACCTGCCGAACGGCTGGAACGGGTCGTTCGACTCGGCCAAGTTCGTGGGCGGCCTGGCCGAGTGGACGGTCGATGACGTCACGGAACTGCGCACGATCCTGCGCGTGAATGCAGCCGATCGCAGGATCACTGTATCGGGCCGTGTTTCAGGCCTGGCGTTTGGGCAGACCGTGAAACTTAGCCTGGGCTGCAATCACCTGATGAGCGGATGCAATGTGTTCGCCAACATCCACAACTTCGGCGGCCAGCCGTGGATTCCCAAGAAGAATCCTGTCGGATTTGTGAACCAGTACTATTGACCGGTGGCCTCGCCGCTCTTGGTCTTGACCTGGAATGCCGCACCTGGCTGTCCATCGACGATACGGAAGTCGAAGAACATGCCCCCGCGATAGCCGCTGGGAACGGTTATGCCGCCCATCACGCGTCCTCCCCGCTCAGGAGGGCGAAGGCTTCTCGGGCCGCCAAACAGTCGGCGAGGGTGAGCAGACGCTTCCCTCCGCGCCCGGTGTAAAGCTCGATTTCCTCGGGAGGCGTGGTGTTGGTGTGCTCACCTTGCGGTCCCCAGGTCTTGCGTGCCTCAGCGTCAAGGGCGTTGTTGTCGTAGGCGTCGGCGATCCTGACCAGAGGCTTCAAAGCCTCCACCGCGGCAGGGGTGGGGTGGGCGTAGAGGGGCTGAACGTCAGCAACCCACGACTGATCGTGCTTCGACGAGTCGCGTGGATCGTAGCGGGTCAGGTGCTTGGTTCGGGTGCCGTCGAACTCGACATACCGCCAGTCCCACGCCACCGCCCCGGCTTCCGGATCGGCAGGGGTGGGGTGGGCGACCCCGACCGTCGCGAAGGGGAACGGCCGCCATTCATGGCCGCACGACTGACACTGGTGCGTCTTATGGCGGCGCGTGGCCCATTCGCCTTCATCGACATGGGGCGTCGAACAGGTCGGACAGAAAATGGTGACTTCTACCGCCCCGGCTTCCGTCTCCAGCCCATCCGAGCCGGACGCGGGGACGCCCACCGGCACAAGCCGCTTGCTACCCGGCCGGTCAGGGCGCACAGCCTCGCTGGCCAGGAGATCTGAGATAGATTGGGTAGTGTCGGTGGACATGGGCTGATCCCGATCGAGTGTCGCGTGCTCAACTGATCGTTGACTAACTGTCACCAACTACCCGTGTCAACTAAATAGTGATACGACCATGCGATGGTTGCATGGTTCATCCCCTTCCTCGTCGGGCTGGCTCTCAACGTCGTCGCCTATCTGCTGATGCCGAAGCCGAAGCAGGCGCGGCCCGAGGCGGCCAAGGACATGGACGACCCGACCGCCGAGGCGGGACGTGAAATCCCGGTGCCGTTCGGCGAGCTGACGATCCGAAGCCCGAACTGCCTGTGGTCCGGCGAGAAGAGTCAGAACCAATACCAGGTGAAGGTCTGATGGTGGACGCGCCTGACGACATGATCGTCCACTACGACGACGCGAAGCTGGCGGGCCACTGCCCATCCGGCGTTCGCCGCTGGTTCGAGGCGCACGACCTCGATTTTCGAGACTTCCTCGACAACGGGATCAAGGTCGGTGAGCTGCGGGGTATCGACGACGCCCTGTGGCAGCGCGTCGTCGACCTGAAGCTGGCACGGGAAGACGCCCGTGGGAGGTAAGTCCAAGTCCGGCAAGATGGACGTCACGGACTACCGGATGTCCTTGCATTACGGCATCTGCGCCGGTCCGATCGACAAACTGCTGGCCATCTACGTCGGCGAGAAGCTGGCCTGGAGCGGCGACGTTTCAGCCGAGTCGGCCATCGGCATCAATCGGCCGCAACTGTTCGGTGGGATCAAGAAGGAAGGCGGCGTGTCCGGCGTCGCCCACTATCTGCCCGGCGGCCCGACACAGGTGCTGCCCGAGAACCTGGCGAACAAGTTCGGCCTGACCTCCGCCACCTCTCCAGGGTTCCGTGGCCTGGCGTCGATCTTCTTCCACGGCGGCGCCTACAACAGCTATTGGGGGTTCGTCGGCACCGGGTTCATGTGGGGGTCCAACAACCCCTATCTGCGCTCCATCTGGATGAAGGTGCGGCGCAGCCCGAAGGGCTTGGCCAGCCACCTGCGGATGATCGGAAAGGACGCCAACCCGGCGGCCATCATCTATGAGTGCCTGACGAATACCGACTGGGGCATGGGCGCGTCGCCGGCCTCCATCGACACGGCGTCGTTCCAGGCGGCTGCGCAAATCCTCCTGGATGAAGCGTTCGGGATGTCGCTGATCTGGACGCGCCAAGCGACCATCGAGTCCTTCGTCACCGAGATCATCGATCACATTCAGGCGACGCTGTTCGTCAACCCGCGCAACGGGTTGCTGACCCTGAAGATGATCCGTGACGATTACAGCGTGGGCGACCTGCCCGTGCTGGACCCGGACAACTGCGACGTCACGTCGTTCGACCGCAAGGCCTGGGGGGAGACGATCAACGAGATCGTCGTCACCTGGACCAATCCCGAGAACGAGCAGGAAGAGACGGTCTCGGCCCAGGATCTGGCCAACATCACCATCCAGGGCGCGGTCATTTCGGACTCGCGGAACTATTACGGCGTCAGGAGCGCCAACCTGGCCATGCGTCTGGCCATGCGGGACCTGGCGTCGGCGTCGGCGCCACTGGCCAGTTTCGAGATCGAGGTCGACCGTTCGGCCTGGGATTTCGTGCCGGGCGGATGCGCCGTGCTGAACTACCCCGAATACGGCATCGAAGGCCTGATCCTTAGAATCGGCAAGATCGACTACGGCAAGCCTGGTCAGGCGAAAATCAAGGTCAGTGCGATCGAGGACATCTTCTCATTGCCGGCCGCCGCCTACGACGACCGCGACGAGAGCGAGTGGGAAGATCCGTCGTCGGACCCGGAGGCGATCGACCTGGTGCGCGTCATCACGACGCCGGCCTATTTCACCTCGGGCGTGGTGAGCGCGGCGGATGTCGCGACACTGGCCTATCCCGAGGTTCTGTCGGCCATCCTGGCGAGCCAGGCAAATCCCGACATCCTGTCGTACGACGTGGTTCAGCAGACGGTCCTGCCGAACGGCTCGGTGGTCGGCGACATCGGCAGCACCAAGCCGATCCTCGGCCACTGCTTGCTGACTGACGCGCTTCCGGCCGCGGCGACCTCGATCGTTCCGGAGTTCTTCGATGTCGTGGGCGGCACCGCGCCTTCGGTGGCGGGCTTCCTGTTCATCGGCGGCACGACCGAGGAGCACCAGGAGATCGCGCTGATCAAGAGCGCCGACGAGTCGGGCTGGCTGCTGCTTCGGGGTGTTCTGGACACCGTGCCGCGTAGCTGGCCGGCCGGGACGCCGGTCTGGTTCATCACGCGAGGCACCGACTTCATCGACACGTCCGAGATCCGATCTGCGAGCGAGACCGTTCGCTACAAGCTGCTGACGCGCACGTCACGAGGGCAGTTGGGCGAGGACGTCGCACCGATCGTCGGGACGATCCTGAGCGGCCGCCCCCACCTGCCCAACAGGCCTGCCAACGTCAAGGTGGGCGGCCAGATGTTCGGGACACTGGACCTGTCCGTTTCGCCGCCCAGCACGATCAGCATCACCTGGGCGAACCGAAACCGCCTGCTGGAGGATACGCAGGTCATCGGGTGGTCCGAGGCCGCCATCGTGCCCGAGGTCGGTCAGACGACGACCGTCTCGGTCTATCGCACGGATGGCACCCTGATCACCACGCACAACGGCATCACCGGCAGTTCGTTCAGCCTGCCGCTGGCGTCATTCGGCGGCTATGCGGTGGGCGACGTCAAGGTGACCGCGAAGCGCGAGGGCCTGGAGTCGCTTCAGGGCGCCGTCGTGCGCGTCAAGGTGCGCCCCTATGGCTGGGGCGACAACTGGGGAGAGGACTGGGGTGGGGGCACCGATGGCGGCATCCCGCCGGTCGATCCACCGCCTGGCGGTGGCGGTGAAGACCCCGATCCGGGTGAAGATTTCCCCGACGTCCCCTGGTGGAAATACAAAGAGCACCCCATCCCCGAGTAATATGACGGAGATACGACTTTGACTGCACGAACACTTCCAGGTCTAGGCCTGACGGGCGACTTCAACTCGGGTGAGGACGGTTGGACCGCTTCAATGAACCTGAACCTGCTGAAGTTGAGCACGGTCGCCCAGCTCGGCGTGAAATCGCGGGACACGGCGTTGCCCGGCAGTCCGTCCAACGGCGACATCTACATCGTCCCGTCCGGGGGCAACGCGGATAAGGTCGCCGTGCGCGACAACGGCGCCTGGGTCTATTTCACCCCCGTCGCCGGCTGGCGGGCCTGGGTCATCGACGAAAGCCTGCAGGTCGTCTTCAACGGTACGGCCTGGGTGACCGCACCCGAGC